TGAATGTATTTAGCCGCAACCTGTTCAGGACTCTGTGCAAGGTACTGCTGACCCAAGCCAAACAACCCTGTAGCCGCAGTCTGCAAAGGAGCATACTGTTGCCCTGCCTGTTCTGCCTGAGTTAAAGCACCACCAGTTAAACCCATCAAACGATCTTGATAGCCTCTTAGTTCAGGGCTTACTGTATAACCAGCACCTGACAAATAACCACTAGGGTCAAACTGAAAGTTAGAACCACCATAACGGGTAGTAATCCCAACAGGGCGAAACTTAGCCGCTTCAGCCGCTTGTCTTGCCGCTTCACGTTGAGCCGCCGCAGACTGATTTGCCGCATACTCTGTAGCAGACGCTTGTTCTTGCGCCCCTAAGTAATTCATTCCCCCCACAACTAATGCTGCTGTAAATGGCATTTTAAATCTCCTTTGCAACCGCTACATGAGTAGCATTAAAACCAAGTTTGTCATAAAACATTTCTAAAGACTCTTTTAAGTTGTAACTTGTAATCAATTTTTTACATCCATTGATTTTTGCCATTTGCTCAACAAGTCTAAACATATCTTTACCAATACCTTTGCCTCTATGTGATGGCTTTAAAAAGAACATATCAACTTGACACCAAGTTTCATTGTGATACGGACTTTTAAAAAAAGCATAAAACACATAACCAACTGTTTTCTCATTATCTTTAGCAATCACCACTCGCAATTTAGCAAGATATTCTTTGTTAAACATTGGTTTTTTGTTTTTAAAATAATCCCAATGCTCCAAAGCAATTTCATCAAAGTTTTCAATGTCAGACAACTTACCATCAACTACATTGATAGTAGATTGTTCAACATCAGAAAAGTGGTGAGTTATCATTTTATTCGTACAAAATGTTTATAGAACCAGCATCAAATGAGTCTGTGCCGTTGACAAAAGTTATTCTTACTTGAGTAAGTGTGTCTGACAAACTTTTTGAACCAGCCATTAACGCATTTCCAGCACCATCACTTAGACCAATCAAACTTGTAGCCGCCCAAGTATTTGTACTGCTGTTTTGCAAAGTTATTGTCATTGCACCATGATAAACACGGGCGGCGCTTTGTAAGTTTCCACCATATTCAAAACCTGTTGTAAATAAAACTGCCGCCGCACCTGTTCCTGTGCTACCTAAATATCCAGTAGATTCAATACCGCCAGAGTCCCCAAGCCTTACTGTTGGAACAGATGTGCCATTACCAGACACGCCAACAAAAATAACAGTAATGCGCTTTACCCAACTTGGTATGCCAGTAAAGTCAACTGAAGTACCAGATACAGATACAGTAGTAGCAGAAGAAATAACACTTGCATTCATCACAGGAGTCCCACCAATGTTAGGACTTGTTAATGTTTTGTTTGTTAATGTTTGTGTATCACTTGTACCAACTACAGTACCTGATGGGGCGGTTTTGGTTGCCCAAGTATCTAAATCAGCATCCCATGCCTGTACGTTAGTCCCAATAACCAATCCAAGGTTTGTACGAGCATTAGCCGCTGTAGATGCACCAGTACCACCATCAGCAAGCGCCAAATCAGTAATACCTGTAATAGTACCCGCTGAAATATTTGCAGTTGCTATTGTGGCAGTGGTTATTGTTGCAGTTGGGATTACTACTGTTCCTGTAAAGGTAGGACTTGCTAAATCAGACTTAGTAGCAATAGCCGTAGCAATATTGTTGAACTCAGTATCAATCTCTGTACCTTTGACAATCTTTAACGCATTGCCAGAAGACAAGGCATCTTTGGTTGCAAAGTTCGTTGATTTTGTGTAGTCTGACATAGTTACCCCTTTAACTTATTTTGCCATTCTTGGCTTGAATTTCAATCTTTTGAATAGACAATGCTGTACCACTTATGTCTGTTTCATAACCTGTTTGAACAACCTTACCACTTCCTGATGCAGAAACAGTTAAAGTTTGTAGTGCAACTCCATCAGAATATTGTGCAATTACAGTTGCATTAGCACCATACTCGGCAATCCCATAATATGACTCTCCTTGCGTTGGAATCAAATCATCGCTAGACAAATAGTTTGTCTTAAAGTCAAATCCCCACTTAAAGGTAACAGTCTGATTTGTGCCGCCAATAACCACAATAGACAACTTTTTCAAAATAGAAGTTTGATTCTGATTACCAAGGTCTGCATGGTTTGTGTAGTACAACATACGATATGAAGATTGATAGTCTTGGTAAGTTCCATACAAACCAATGTAACCATTCTTACCAATGTATAAAGTACCATCACGCCTAGACAAAAATGCTGTTGGAGTGATTGAATCCCATGTTGTTGCTCTAGCCGCACCATCAGGCAAATAAGCCTTGGTATCAAAACAATAAACATTACCTATGGATGGCGTGGTCAACAAGTAAAACGCTTCACGCTCAGAATAGACAGACTTAATGTTTGCCAATGTTTCACCAGCAATTACAGTTGTTAAATCATTACGAATATTCTTAGACAAGTCTCTCTCTGGAGCAGACTTCTCTTGAATTGTTCTCATCAAAGAACGAACACCAGAGTTAGACAAAAACAGAACATCAGTGCTAGTAGTCTGAATACTGTCCCTTGCGATACACCCAATACCCTCAACAGTGTCACTCAATGACATTGATGCTGGTGTAGTGGCATTTTGATAAACAAGAATTTGACGCTTACCAAAGATAAACAGAAATCCATTGTGTGCGGCAAGACCTGTAATCTGGTCAGCGCCATTTGCCCATACACGATCTACATTCAAAGAACCAGCCGTACCTGTAGACCATACATGACCAGCAATCAAATCAGAGAAAAAGACAGTAGAGTTATTTGTTGTTGTAGTTGCCGCCCACAATCTACCAAACGCTGAAATACAGATGTTGGCATCAGGAACAGTAGCAACATAACCTGTCTTCTCAGACACTCTACGATAGGTTGTGGTGCTAACAGCAGGGTCATAGATCAAAGGATTTTGACCAGACTGAAAAAAGTAAGTTATGTTATTTAATGATGCACATTGCCAGTTACTATCAGTAATGGTTGGAGCAGTACCGCCACCACCATAGGTAAGTTCAGTAACTACATTGGTAGAACTCAACTTAAATATCTTATTGTTACCAGCAAACAATACAGTCAAAGTACCATCAGCTTGCACTAACTCATGGATAACTTTTACATCATTAGCGCCTAAATCGCCACTAGACGCATTGACTCTTGAAAAACCTTTGCGTGAACCCATACGACCATACTGGTCAATGATGCAATTTGTTGCAACCAAAGCAAATCCAGCCGCAAGATCAAGAGGTGAATCTTGCGTATTCAGCCCATAAAGTGCTGGCGCTGAAATGCTAAAAGTTTGTATTTGTTGACTCATATCGCAACAAACTCCTGATTCTCAGGATAACGAGTGCCTTCCAAAGCAATGCTGTCAGACAACATGGCTTTATACAACTGGTATGCCTCAGATGAAGTCAAACCACCATCTTCACCACGTTCTACCAAAGCACGAGCATAGGCATTCTGAGCCACTAAAGTGTCAGCAACAGCAACAACAGTTGAGTCTGATGACAATGTAGCCTGTGGCACTGTCAGGGCAAACTTGATTGTGTAAACACCATCAGGTATTGGATAAAGATTTACTTTAGTGTCGTAGCTACCATCAACTCCATCAAACGCAAATTCTGTAGGTATTGAATTGACAAGTGGCGTAAAGTTTAGCTTGCGGTTCATGTCCACAAAAGTGATGTTTATGAGTCCAACATTACTTGTGGTATTGATTACATCCATTACTTGAAACTTCTGACCAGCACCTGTCAAAGAATAAGCGGGTGTAGATGCTACAGTGGTCACTGTAATGGTTTGACCCAAAACATTCCAAGCAAAAGCATCTTCAATCTGACGCTTTGCATCATTAACAAATTTTCCAATTAAGGAAGAATAAGAGGTTTCGGAAACAGTAGAAACTGCTGTCTCACGCAACCTTACGAGTACATCGTTTACAAGTTCTAGATAGGTCATGCTCTTGTCAACCCTTCTTCTTCAAATGTGGCTATAAAACTAAATGAACTTGCAGATTGAGTAGTTATTTTTAACTTATCGCCTTCTTCAAAAACAATGTAGGCATTGCCATCAAACTGCAAATAGGTCTTTGATGAAAAATCGTATTGAGTCAATATATCAAGGGTTGTATTAGCACTTGCGTCAAACCATTGAACAGTTATATGCTTGGTAGACCCACCTGTATTGTGTATATACATTACAGTAAATTTAGAGTAATAGCCAGTAGGACAGGTATATACCGTAGTATCTACTGCCGCTGTGGGACTAACTCCAACTGATAATGCTCTCATTTCGCTTTTGCCTTATTCCTTGCGGAGATAGCTTTAGCTTTTGCCTTTGCGTCAGCCTTTGAGGTTGCACCCCATGCCTTGAGCGAAAGAAGCAGTCTTGTTGGTTCACCATCCTTGTACTCTGCACCAGCATTGTTGCCCATGCGAGCCAAGAAACTTGCTCTGCGAGGGTTATCCCCCGACTTTACTGGAGGCTTCAGATTACCGCCAGTTTCTGCATTATAAGACGATCTACCCTTGGCATTCAAGCCGCCTTTTGGATTTTGACCAGCTTTTGTTTGCCAAGTGGGTGTTTTCAT